ATTAGCTTCGCGTTCAATTTGGAATTGAAGACCTTTAAATCTTTCTTCCATCCAACGACCATCACTATCAGTATCTAAATCGAAGATACCAGCAGTTGTAGTGTTGACTTGAGCACCAGCCTTAGCATTGTTGTGCAATGTACGGATGACTTCTCTGTTTTGTTCAAAAAGCAATTCTTGAACTAAGATTTCCATCAAGATCGCACGAGCGTCGATGCCGTGTCCGGTCATCATATCTTGTTGAAGTTCGTTAGTGTATTGCGCTTTCAAACCTCTGGTCTTAGCGTTCACGGTGACTTTATCAATCGTGAAAGCGATCTCAGAGAACTCAGCAGCACCACCACCAGTTCCAAGAGCTTCACCCTCGGCTGTTGACATTGCAGCATGAGCTTTGTAAGCATCAGCATCAGCTTGTGTTGCAGGATTGGTTGCAGTGAAACCTGCTCCAGCATCAGAAGGAACATCGGTAGCAAACCGTGTATCCGCTTCTGGGAACAATATTTCAGCACCAGCACGACTTGTTGCTCTCGATCTCATTGCGAAGATCAAACCAACAGAAGCATTCAATGGTTGTACACCAACTACATCGAAAGCAATCATTTGTGGTACAGCTTGTCTTAGCAAAGGAATCAGAACTGGTTCTGGACCTTTTAATCCTGATTCAGCAGGGTAAGCACCAGAAGAGTTTGCAGCAGCAGCTTCAGCTAATAGCTTTTGCTTCTGTTTTGCAAATTCATTGTGCTCATTAAGTACTCTTTGGTACTCATTTCCACTGTTGTCAGCTTTTTCACTGAATTTGATGACACCACCACCTTCAGCTAAGAATGCCTTTTCAGACATTTCTAGAACTACGCCTGTTACCGCCCTACGATAACGATCCTTGATTTTTGGGAACTTCTCACTATCGAGAACTGGTCCCCATTTCCTCTCGGTTTCGGGTTTTAAAAGTTCAAACATTTATATTCTCCTAATGTTATTTTGTGTTTACCGAACTAAGCTGTCCCTTGACACTATTAAAGCGTCAGGTATGCAGCATTGCCATTTGCGGAAGGTGCAGATTCAGCTTTCTTTTCTGGATCTGTTTTTTCCGTTACCAACATTTTGGAAGCAAAATCTTCTGCTTCTTTCTTTGCTGGTGTGAACAAACCTTCCTTAATACCTACCAACTTAGTCCGATACGATTTTTCATCATCGAACTTGATCTGTTCAGCCAGAAGCTCGAATTTTTCTTTATCAGTACCAGACATATTTTCCGCGATTTCTTTGGATACACCCTTCTTTTGGATGTCATCTAATCGCTCTTTCAATTCCAATTCACGATTCAAAGACTCGTCGAGTTGCTTACGGATTTGTCCGTTAGTAAGGGACAATTTCTCGACAAGGTTTTCGCGTGAACGAGGAACCTTAACATTGAACTTCGATAAGAAGTTCTTAGTTGACTTGACTGCGCCTTCTGCCAATTCGACAGTGACACCATCAACTACTGCAATTCTGTTTTCCTTAAACCACATATTTGCAAAGCGGTTCATCAAACGATCACAGGCTTCAACAATCTTTTCTCTACCTTTGAGTCTTTCTTCTTTGATAATGTTCAAAGCATTTTTAGTAACTGCTTCGAGTTTCAACTTAGCACCAAGACCAACAGCAGCATCAAAAGAAACTGCGACTGTTTCTTTGAATTCCTTAGTGAAGCTCTCGCCTTCAAAAAGCTTTAAAAATTGTTCTTTGATTGAGGAGAAACTTTCTTCTTTCAGTTTAGGATCTTCCAAACCTTCGTTTAGCTTTTCCAAAACAGAAGCGTCAGCAGCATCATCTTCCGGAAGAAGTTTTAGTCTGCTATTTTCAGCATCAGCATTTAGATCTGGATCAAAAAGTTCAGACTCATTTTTCACATCTTCTTCGTCTTCATCATCACCTTCTGTGATGGCACTTTCATCAAGCTCTTCGCCTTCGTCGAGTTCTTCATCTTCATCGTTGTCTTCTTTAGCTTCTTTGACAGCATCTTTCTTTTTGAGATCTTCTACGCCTTCATCAAGTTCTTTCTTTTCTACTAGAACTTTTCCATTCTTGGTTGTTCGTTTCATTTAATGTTCTCCAAACTTAAAATCGTTAGATATTCTTATCTACTTGGTTATTTAGTTTGTTGGGGCCTTCCAACAGCACGAAGTACCTACATTCCTTTTCCGAGAACGTAGGTTGTCGAGCTAGGAACATACGTCCCTGGCCTACAAATCTATTTAGTCATGACAATATTCCAGTAGACAGCAGTAGCTGTTAGTAGCTCTCAGTAAGTGGAATTTACTTACGACCGCCGATTTCGATATTGAACTTGGTCATATTTTCTATGACGGACTTTAGGTTGGTTGGATTTGGGGAAGCTTTGATTTCTTTTCTTAGCTCGTCGATTTGTTTTGCGTGGAAAACTCCATTGTCACAATACCAATCTCTACCTTCTAGGATTCCTTTTACGAAAGCACTAGGAGCAGAAGGATCTGATACAATGTCAGTTGTACAAAGATTGAATCCGGCTTGGATTATACTAAGACCATTTTCTTCGATAGTCTCACCGAGACCGCGAGTAGAAACAGCCAAAACTCCACCACCTTTCAAAAGACCTTTAACTTGTCTTCCGTGTGTTGTGTCTAGGACAAGGGCCTTACCAATGAAGTTTGATCCTTCTTGTCTGATTGATGTGATTCTGTGAGATGCGTTCTTTAGAAGAACAGTTGGAGATTCTGGGTGATCTAATTCTCCCCATGAAGATCCTTTTTCGATCTTCTCTACTCTATATTTTTGGGTAGCAGTTTCTAGGACAGGTAAAGGGTAGATCCTACCGTTGCCGTTTTTAAGATCGGCTTGCATGAAAATACCTTCAATATAAAGGTTCTTTTCACCATCTTTGGCTTCTTCTAGGATTTCAACATCGTAAGATGTTTCCCGAATTAACTTCATTATGTGTCCGTAGTAAATTCAACAGAGTGAAATTTAGATGTTAGATTGATTGCGTCTCTTTCCTTGATAGGATCAATTTCGGTTCCGTCAGCATCAGAATCCTGCATCCATTCTGGCATGTGATTCTTTTCTCTTTCGTAGAGGTCATGGTCCCTAACCACTAATTGGTTGTACATGATTTCTTTGGAATCTACTTCATCTTCTTTGGCAGAAGCTTCAGATCGTGGAAGATACGACTCTGAGAAAATGACATTTGCCATTCGAGTCTTTTCTTGTCTGGTCAGTGAAGCAGCTTTAGCATGAAGAGCCTTATCGAAAGACTCCTTAGCTAGTGATGTTTTTCCGGACAAAACATGACTCACCATCTCAAAGAGATATGACTTTGCTGTTTTAATATGTTTGCCAGATGTAGTATCTTTCATCCTTGGAATCTCCTAATTCACTGAAGCTAGTTCAAGTTTTCCTACTCTAACTCTTCTAGTTATATTTGTAGGTTTCTTCTTTACAGATCGAGTTTTCTTGGAACTTACTTTTCCCTCGTCAGATAAAGAGTCGTCATGACTATATTTAGTAGAGTCATCGTCCTGGGAAGCATTTCCAGGGAATTTGTCATCAATGTTTTCCTCAGAATCCTCTGTATCATCAGATTTTGTATTCTTAGGTTTGCCTGTATCAGAAACTACTTTTCCAGATCTTACTGAGAACATACCAGAAACACCTTCTTCTCTGATCTCTTTTTCATTTCTCATTATGTCTTCATCAGATTGTCTTAGTATCTTCTTTCTTACTTCTGTTCTTGAGAAGTATCTTCCAACAAATCCATCTGCTTTTTCTGCTATGTCTATTCTTTCTCTCATGATCTCTGCATCTTTTAATTCTGCAAAGTATGAGTCAGATAGATAGTCATATGATATTTGTTCTTTTATATCTTTCCATCCAGCTTCGCTTGCTAATCCTTTTAGTATTAGTTGTACTCGTAGTGGATTGTTGAATACTTCAGAAAACTTAGATCTTAATCTAAATATGAATTTTGTGAATTTTATTTCATCTCTTGTTATTTCAGCAGATCTACCAAGATTAAATCCTGAGTTCGGATCTAGTCTTGATATAGGTACATTTAGTGATTTGTATAGTTGTCTTAGGTAATAATCGACATCATCCATTTTACCTAGATTTTCTCCACCTTGGAGAGTATCTACTTCTGTACCTTTTCCACCTTCTCTTCGTGGTAGCCAGAAGTCTTCCTGCATAGCTAGATATCGTCTGTCATCTCCGACTTCCCCGGTATTGGCATTATAAACCAATCGGTTTTTAAATCGGTTCATCAGATCTTTTACATAAGCTTCTGCTCTGTTAGTAGGCAGATTTCCTACATCAACATAGAATACTCTTCTTTCCGGAGCACGAGTCATACGATAGATGACACAAGCATCTTCCATGATCTTAAGCTGATTTAGAGGCTTGATAGCCTTATGGAGATGGGAAAGGATCATTGTGGAATCCTTATTGAGAATTCCAGAATTAACAAAGGAAATGGAATCTACTGCTATAGGAATACCCTGCATTGCAGTTGGGGCCAGAACTCCCATTGGATTATAGAGATAGAATTCCTTAACATCAGCAACTACTGGTAAACCAGTTCTGGCATCTATAATCTTTTCTACACCACGAACTTTTCTGATCTGTCTAGGATCTACATATCTAAGTTCTGTTATTCCAGCTTTAGGATTTTCTTTATCGATCATTATATGATGATACATTCTTCCATCAATATATGATCTTCTAGCTAGTTCGTAGTAGAAATATTTAAAGTTTAGTAGTCTTTGTATATAATAAAATTCATCTCTTATTTTATCTCTTAGACCACTAGATACTTTTAAGTTTTCTAATCTTAGAGTTACTATTGGTTTATCTTCTTCAGATACCAACATAGCATTGATTACATCATCTATTCCTGAATCACATTCAGGAAATAAACTCATGTGTCGATAATGTGTTATTAATTGATTTTCTGTTTGATATAGATCATCAAATGATGCAGCAGCTATTTGTCCACCAGCACCATACTGATAGGTCATGGCTCCATCTTGTGGATCTGGTGCTACGAAAGATAGACTTCGTGAATTATGAAGATCGCTTATGTTTCGGCTTTGTCTGATTGATGGAGAGTAATCTTGTCGCTTCGATGTTCCACCATTCCCCGGAAGAGTGAATCCAAATACATCTCTGAATGAGGCCCCGAAAAAATTGATATCCATTAAATACCTAGATCAAATCATATTGTAATTTCTTCCGGAACGAGGAATTAGATTCCGTCTGTTGTGCCTTCAGAAACCCAATAATCGTAAGCGAATTCGACTTCAAAGATTTCTACTTGGTTAGTAGTTTCCCAGTCTAAAGTAACTTGTCCAACACGAACAGGAAACATGCCGACGATCTTTACCTTTTTAAGAGGAATATCATTCAACATCGAAGTGTGGGTTATGATGGCATCAGATTTATAGGAGTATGGATTAGGTGTAACTATCCCACTCATTACGTTCCCTTGGTGAGAATTCATTGCCGAATTCCATCTTTCAAAGGCATTTTTAACTACGAAATCTTCGTCGTTATAAACGCTAACTACCCAGTTAGGGAAAGCTGGTCTATCACCAATAAGTTGAATCGGACGACCTTTGAAGAACAAAGGAACTTGACCCAGTGGAGCTTCAGGAAGTTCGGCCCCTTTACAGGACCAGTTGAACTTATCGTCTCCAGATGGATCAATCTTGTTGTTCACTATGACGTTGAATTTATTGGCTCTTGCCCCACCGAATGTTGTTGCATTCGCTTTGAAAGCCTCAAGATTGTATGTCATTTATTCGTTTCTCCTAGAATCTAATTCGTTCGCTTGGGTATACTCTTATTTATCTCTTATAAATTCGTCAGACTTTGCCCAAGTACAACCTCATTGAATTCCGCACCAGTTCTCACTGCTATGAAATTTAGTTGGATGTAATTGATAGATCTGGTTGGCTTCAGGTAGATATCTCCTCTGAATTCATTTCGATCTATGACTTCAGATGTATTGTTTCTTTCGTCACAAATAACTCTGAAATCTGTCAAACCTTCTCGACCCTTAACTTCTCTCAAGAACGGCTCAACCAAGGCTACAAAACGTGCTCTGGTAGTAGGAGTGTTAAGTTGGAAAAGGAATACATCAGTGGCGGTAGCAATCGACTTTTCAAGGACGATAAACAACCTTCTGACGTTGATTCTATCGAAAGCTGATGGTCTGTTGAGGTAGGTTTTATCCCCCCAAAGAACAACACCCTGACCTGCTTTACTAATGACTGGATTGATACCAGCTAAGTACAAAGCATCTGCATTAACAACATCATCAGGATTCCATGCTAGTTTCTCTACACTCTTAATGTGTCCGTAGATTATACCTGCTGGTGAATACCAAGGATCTCTTTCTGTATCGACACGAGCCATAAGTCCGGCTATGTGACCATTAAGAGGAATCCATCGTTTGACCGCATTGTAACGATCATATTGATATCCCCAACCAGAATCTACAACCGCATATGAAGAAGCAGATACCGAAGAAAAGTGAGACAAAATATCATCTACTTCGTCATCGGCATTATCAACAACACTTGCCTTATTAGGAGATAGACAGGCCACGCAATCTTTTCTAACTTCACAAATACTCTGTACGATATATTCTTTTAGAACAGCACTGGCTGGTCCAGAAACGATCACGGAAACATCTGCATCAGAAGCTTTCTTGAAGAGATCAAATCCTCTTTCGTAGTCAGCATCGACAGCAAGTGTGTTACCATCTTGCCCACCAGAAAATGAGAAAGTTGAATTCTTGATTACGTTAGTGAAAGTAACGTCATCATCAACACCTCCCCAATTTGTTCCAGCAGTCAACTTATCTAGCCAGTAGATATATTTGCTCTTCTCGTTAATGACATCTTTGTAATAATTGATGTCATTTTGATCTGTTTTTGCTGTTCCATGTAAGGATACAAAAGCATATTTTTCGAGAACTTGGTTTCTGATACCAGTGAAAAGTCCATCTTCATCTAACAAGATTATGTGAACTTCATCATTGGCACATCCACGAGCAAGTGCGTATGGACTTGTTCCTGGGGCAACACCAAACTCAGAATAGTATTCCCATTTAGCAACCACAGTCGAAGTAGACAAGTTGGTACTGAAAACAGAAGCGATTGTTAATGAAGTAGCACTTGCTATAGCAGTAACTTTTCTTTCCTCACCAGTTGTTGGGTGAACCAATATAGATCCAACCACAAGTTGAGTAGTGAAAACTGTGCTAGTTCCAGTAACAGTAGTTGTTCCAGAAGTAGTCAAAGTTCCTGTTAGAGTTTGAGAATATGCAGATGCACTTGGGCAAAGCGATATTTTCAAAGAGTTTCCTAGACTGCCTGGATACTTTGCTGCCCACAAACCAGCATCTCCACCACCTGTCAAGAAACTAGAATCGTAGTGATCTTCATTTTTGATCAGAACACCTTCGCCTGGAGTTCCAGATCCAGTAGTCTTTTCAGTAGTAGAATTTAGAGCGAAATCCCCAGTACCAAATACAAGAGCACCACCACCACTTACTACCCCAGCAGCACCGTTGTTGGTGACTGTGAAAGTGTATGTTCCGGAAGTGAGTACTGTAATCGTATGACGACCATTAATTTCAGCAGCAGTGATGTTAGTATCCAAAGTTCCAGTTGATCCGGAAATTGTGATTACAGCACCTGTCGAAAGACCGTGAGATGTATGTGCAACAGTTATGACATTAGATGCAGCAGTAGTCGTCAATTTATTTGTCAGAGTAACTTCTGTCTGACTTTCTTTGGCTACTCGAACACAGTGTAACTTATTCGAGTATGCTAGATAATTAGCAGCAGAGAAAAAGTGTTCATATGTACTGTTATCTGGCTTGCCAAAAAGTTCGACAAGTTTTGATTCCGAAGCAACGAGCCTTCTCTTATTAAGAGGCCCCCATTTGAAAAGTCCAGCAAAAGCACCTTCCGTTGTAGCAACGGCAGGAATAACTGTGCTCAGATCGATTTCTGATATATTAATTCTAGGCGAAACGAGAAAGCCCATTCTTTTTCTCCCTCAAGTTCTTTACTTGGTAAGTCTAAAACTTACCTTTAGATTAGTTTCTGCGGAAATAGACCTCAGAAACAATGTAATCGAATACTATGACTCGTACAGAAGTTATTTAGTCCAAGTACCTATTCAGGTAACATTTAGTTATGAAATTCCTCTATCCTTCCTGTGAACTCCTGCTTCTCTCCATGCTCTTTCGACTGGATGTTCTTTATCCGAACCTATTGTGTGCCATACAGCATTATCAAATACTTCATATTCTGATTGATCATTAATTCCATTTTGCATGAAAGGAGCATCTACTTGAGATTCTTGACTTCTATTTTTCTCTGCTTTTAGTTTTTCTCTTATATTTTGATTACATAGTTCTTTAAAGAATGGTTGTATTGCTAACCAAGCAAATAAACATAATCCCATTACTAGATCGTCATGTGCTCCTGCTTCTGCCATCCAAGCATTTCTTATTTGTATGAAGGAGTTTAATTCTAGTAATGTATCGAAGTCGCTTATGATCAGTTGATCGTTTTCGATCATTGGTTTTAGATTTGATGTTGCTACTTTTTTGACTTTAGCAGTCATTTGTAGTCCAGGATTACCACCTTTTAGATATTCTAGACTTACTTTCTGTCCTATAGATTGATGTCGTCTATATGTGAATAGTTGGTTTTCATATTCTAATTCTGAGTATAATAGATCTCCAACTTGTTTTCCGTCATTTATTTCTATAAACACATAAGCATTATTATATAGTTTTCCTGCTCTATATATTTCTATTGGATAATCAAGTTGTGATATTGTGTTGTTTTTATATTTTGCTACTTGAACATATGGCATTGTTGTTATGTCTATGATCGAGAATGCGGAGTAGTCTAGACCTACACCTTGGGCTGTATCTGCCGGGAGAACATAAGTATGTCCTTCCTGTGGTTCGATGAATATCTCCAGATCCCCGACTTTTCTAACTGGATCTGTGAAAGGAATATTTTTGAGTTTGCTTGAAGAAACAAGAGTGATACCAGCAGACCCCAAGAACTCGCAACCGAACTCCTGATCGAAAGAGTCTTGTCCCATATTCGAGACCTGTTTCTGTTTCCATTTTTCATCTCTACCCGGAAGAGCAGACCAATGGACTTCGATAGCTCGGAAATCGTTTTTCTTTCTCTCTGCATCTTTCCAGATTTTGTAGTAGAGATTCATCCCCTTTGGTGTGGAGATGATGAATACCTTTGTTTTTGCTCCAGAGGTAATAACCGGATAAACGGCCCGATAGAAATCTTCTTGTAAATTTACAGGTACGAAAGCAAACTCATCTAATAGAAGATAGTTGTACCCACCAGATCTTCCAGAGTTACCAGTAGTAGCACCACAATCTATCTGTGAACCATTTTCCAAAATGATCTTTTCTTTGCTCCACTCTTTAACCCCCTGCTGCATCCACATTGGGAGATTTTCGTAGGAGAGTTGAATCATCCCCAAAATCTTTTTAGCAGTGATAGCTTTATCAGCGAATATACCAACTAGAATTTGATCGTTGAAAATTACTTTCCATAAGAAGTAAGCAATAACTATAGCAGTCTTTCCGTATCGTCTAGGAATTTTAGCAATAAGAAATCTTTCTTCTTCCATTGCATTGTAAATTTCTTCCTGAAACTTACGAGGGACGAAGTTAATAATACCTTCATCGAGAGAGTGGATCTTTACGAATTTTCTACAGAAGTATAAGAAGTCGGTCTTGGCTCTAAGATACCTTCTAAAGTTCTGTGGGCTAATAGATACCTTGGCCCCAGCGTCCCGGAGCTTATCGTTCTTAGCAAAGGTAAGTCTTTTAGCCTTTTTAAAAACCATTATTCTTCAGTCCGGATTTTCTTCTTTTTCTTTTTGATGGGTTGCTCTCCGGTTTTCTGTTCTTCACTTTTCTTGATCATTTTATTGACCATTTTACTGAGAGTAGAAGAATCAGTACTTAGGTTTCCTTCTCCATCAACAGAAGCTTCACCTTCATCATCTCCACCCTTCTTACCACCTTTATTACCATCTGCAATTCTGGCTTTTACTTCGTGAAGATTCATCATTTCTTTGTTAGTAGAAACAAGAGTCTTGATAAGATTACATACATCTTCTACAGATCTAGGCATCTCTCCAGCTTTTATCTTTTTTACTATATTATCAAAGGCAATCATCCCTCTCTTGTTAAGTTTTTTTAGATTACTTCTAGCAATCAAAAAATCTTTATTTAGAAGGTTGGATGGGGACAGAGATTCAATTTCATCTTCTGAATCATCTTTGGAATCAAAAGAACCCATAAGATCTTCAGTCATTTCTTCAGACTTAGCATTCTTAATTTCTTCTTCTATTCCATCGACAAGATCATTGCGGATAGCTTTCTTAAGTTTTTTTGCGTTGTTCATACTAAATTATTAAATACTACTCTACTGGTTCGTCTTCCCCTGTTACTGGGTTAAGTTTCTTACCATCATCATAGTCAGTTATACTTGTATTAAATTCAAAATCATCTGGTGGCATTGCATCAATAGGTTCTGGGACTGTGGTAATTCTCACAGATCTAGGTGTTACTGCCATTGACTCGTCTGTTATTTCTCCTTGTGGTACAAGCAGATCAACATCAACCTCTTTGATAATTCCTTGAGTAGTAACATTTCCGTAGAAGTTTACTTTGGCTGTGAATCTAAGAATCCAAACTATACTTCTAAGTTTATCAAATGGACCATCAAAAGAATCGTCGAAATTGTTAGAGTCTAATACTAGAGGAATATCATCTCTTAGATCTAACTCTGGAACTACCGAAGCAGTGATTGTGTATTGAGGAACAAAGTTGGGAAGTATTCTCTCTACTATTTGGAAAACATCCTCTTGATTTTTTCCTATAACATAAAGATCTATACTGATATTGTAAGGAACTGGGGCGAGTTGTTTCTTATAAGTATCACCACTTTGTTTTATGTTAGTGGTTGTAGATATGAGCTTTCTATCCATGTCTCTTTCGACGCTGGTTATGTAGAAACTCATTCTGGGATATACAATAGCTACCTGTTTATCCTGTGGTAAATCCTGGATAG